TAATGTATTCGCAACTATCCAACGCTTCCCCATTACCTGACGTAATTAATGAACTTATTTATGATTACGCCCGCCCGTCTTATTTACCGCAATTAAATAAAATTATTAATACTCATCTTATTGATTATCGCAAACTACACGGCGGAGCATATATAAGGGCTGATTTTTTAGAACTTTTTTTTATGTCTTCATATCTATATGAACAAAAAGAAACAACCGCAACACATAAAACCCGTTATCATGCTAATTATTGCCGTATGTATGGGTTTACGAGGTCCGCTCGTGAATTAAATAAAGTAGCGGAACGCCAACAAATAAATAATATGAAAATGAACTATATTAACGAACAACCAGCACTAAGAGACAGCAAAGACCGCAAAAAACGCATATTTAATATGCGACGTTCACGAATTGAATAAAAATATATTGTGAACTCTCAAAAAAAAATATTTATATGTCTTTATATGGGTTCTTCTTTATATGGGTAAAAAAATATATATAATATATTCATACGGATTATATTATATACGTTTTCGGATTGTTTATGTGTTTCTCGGATTGTTTATGTGTTTCTCGGATTGTTTTAATCATCTAACCATATATATTCTATTTGTTCTATTCCTAACATACTTAACACATCTTTATTGATTTTATTATATTCACTATCTCTATATTTATATAGTTCTAACTCTGTCATTATTTTTTCTTTATTAAGATTATAAAGAGCGTTTATCCTCTTACCACCTCTATCAATATCAACCTCTTCTTGGTCATATATGGATGGTGCTAACGACAATAGACATTTACCAAGAATTTTATATACATCATAATAATTGTTACTGTATTTAATTTTCTTTTTAAACACTCGCAAAATTAATTTATGGTCTTCGGCTGAATAATTTACTTCATCACATAGCTTCTCAAATGAGATGTCATGAATTTTATATTTATTTATATTTAAAATATTTTCAATCTTGACAATCAGAAATATTTTCGCTTCTGTTGTATCCAATTGCTTAATATTAAAATCCTTACGATTCATACCACTGAAATTATTAAATATTAAATCATCATTAAATAACATCTTACATATTTTAAAATGGGATTGTAATTTTGTGTTATCAAAAATATACTCTTGATACTTGACCAATATTTTCTTAAAATTAGTTTCATAGTCTGGGTCATTCATATAATTAGTATCGTCTGATAATTTTAATAATTCATGAATTCGGGTTCTTATAGCCTTCATAAATTGTTCCCTATCTTCAAAGTGTTCACCGTCTATTATTCTTTGAATTAGTGTTTTTCGTTTGTCCTTTGTTATAGTATCCAATTCAATCATTTTTTCTTTTGCTATTTTCTTATGTTCTCCTTTAGATGATAAATTAAATCCTTTCTTTTTTAATATCTCATTAAAATGATATCTATAATTAGATGTTATTATGTCATTTACATACGATGAATAAATATATAACTTGTTAAAAATACACTCTCGGGCTGTATATTCCAAATCATCATTTAAATAAATGCCTTCTAATTTATCAACAAAAAGATTTAAATTGTTCAATATATATTTTTCGCATCCGTCATATGAATTATATTTAGGAATTCGTAAATTTGCGTCAACATTGAAATATAATGTTTTGATTTTCCTACATCTGGTCGCCTGTTGAGCAATCTGAAGAGGGTCAATAGTACCACCTTTACAAAAAACAAATACATCAACAGAGCTGTTAACAGGTACATAATCTATTCCGTATACTATCTTAGGAGTATAAAAAACACATTTACCATCCCAATCAGTATTTTTAAAATCATCGTCTTCGCTGGTAATCTTTATAAACATATTTTTTACACTATCATGATATAACATCTCATATATGCGATTTAAATCTTTTAAATGGTCAAACGTCGCCACAAACCCTTTACCAGATGATACAAGCTTTTTCATTGTTTCTATCATCTTAGTAACATCATTCATGTGTATAGCCTTAATCATATTGTAATTTTTATATATATTATCCACAAATACGCACTCATCAAGACGTCTATAATTTGTTATGTATTTAAAAACTAAATCACTTATATCGGCGTCGCTTGCTATTACCCTCTTACAGTTCTTGATAATATATGAGAATGTTTTAAAAACTTTATCTCGTCTATTCATAAGTGTTGAACTGTTTAATAAATAATTTAATGTACTATTAATCTCATCTAAATAAACAACCATTTTTTCAACATTAGATATGTTTATTTTTATTATGCTATCAATCTGACAACATACTATTTTTTCTTTGTATACATCATCCATCGTATAGGGTTTCATATCAACTCCAACTTTAGCGAATGAAATTATATGTTGTTGTACTAAACTACATCTGCTAACGATTGATAATATATATTCTTCATCTTTGAGAAGCTTACATGTGGATGTTGTTTTACCTGTTCCGGTATCGCTCTTAATAATCATTGTATTATCATTCATACCTTCAATATTTAAATATCGGTTGTTCTGTTCTGAACGTTTAATATTTTGTATATCTGTAAGTGGTGTATAATCATATGTGTATGGCATTCTTGGACGTTCTAAAATTGACATAATAAAATTAACATCTAAAGCATTCTTAATTGAGTTCCATATTTTATTATTATTAGCAGAATTATAATTCTTGCTACTCTTGCTCCATTTGTCCCAACTGTCTTTCATGTCATGAAATTTACATACGGTTGTTATTTTAAGCCAGTCATCATAATTATTCAAATATGATTCATCCAACGAATAAAGGGCTTCTTCAAATTCTTCGTCATCAAGTTCACCAAAAATTTTATTACTTACAATTTCGTTAGACGGTGATATTTCATTTATGACTACTGGTTTAGAAATAGTATAACTGGCAACAATTAAACCCAATAACCATTCGGGCATGTCTGCTATTGGCGAACTATCATACAATGTATATTGTTTGCGTGTAACTGGATGTATTGAACCATAACCAACGGCAAATTTACCGTCTGTTAAAATATCAATACCATATGAAAGCCCATCTATCTTAAGCTTGATTTTGTTTTTAATTACTTCATTATAATTGAAGTAATAATGAAAACCGCCCGTACCAGTCTTAACTGTATATGTATCAGGTAATTCATGCTCTTCAGTTAGCTCTTCCCATTTTTTTAATCCATTATCTTTAATATCAATATCAACAATTATGATGTTATTGATTTTACCAGCAAGAACACCATAATTACCATTAGGGCGGACTGTCTGATACTTGTTTTTCCAATCTCTGAAAATTGGTTCTTTGGATAAAGCATGTAACTGGATAAACTTGAAATTCATTATAATGTATTTATATAAAACATATATATAGTCATTTCTTTAAGCCATTTTTATCAGACCATAATTAACTTTCTATTAATTTCTAATTATTTTTAGATGATTAGCGTCTGTCCCGACTTTTTTGTATATTATTATAAGGTATTTTAGGCAAAAGTCGGGACAGATGATATACGCTTAAACCAGATAAAAAAATAATTATTTAATATAATTCGCTCTCGTACGTCTGTCCCGACTTTTGCCTAAAATACCTTATATAAATACTCAAAATTTCCGTGACAGATGATAGCCATAAATAAATTACTCGTTATCGTCTTCACTACTGATGACACTATCGTTTTCACTTTCAGCCAGTTGATATAATGGTTTTTTCATTTGTATCTCTCCAACCATCCTCTGATTGATTAATTGTTTAACTTTCTTATCAAGGTCATCTCCGTCAAGACCATCTAATTCATCCATATTATGTTTTATCATGTCTGACGCTTTTATACACAATTCACTAAATATTTCATTTCTATTTATCTTACGTCTGGTTTCAATAAGCTTATCATTTCTTTTAACAATAGTAATGTCTTCATTCCTTTTTGGCATACATTTTTTAACATCGTCTAAATTAGGACCTTTATATAATATATTTTTCTTCCGTGAGCCGCCATCCATTTTTAATATATTATCCTTCACGAGGGCGTAATACTGACGAGAACCAATTTTGATTAATCGCCCAGTATTAGGGTTAACGACCCAATTAGATAAATCCATGGAAGTTTTTAAATTAATCGGATTACGCTTGTTACTCGCCATATATTTTTTATATAAGATATTATATATAAAAAAGTTATGCCAAAAAAAGAAATTGAAGCAGATTTGGTTAGCGAAAGCGACTATGATGGAGAGCCGCTTGATGTAGTTATTAAAAGAACTATAGGAGAATTTCAAGCATCATTAAATAATGTTCAACTCGGATTATTGACCATAATTGACCATGACGAAATCACAATTGAAGAATATGGTCCTGTATGGGAATTATCTAATGACCTTATAGCATTATCTAAAGAACTTAAAGATATTGTTAAATCTTTTAAGCCTACTGGTTTTAAATTAGGTCTTCGTGTGGAGAACTTGGAACATCTTCAATAATCTTTCTATATGAAAATCTGGCGGTGGATACACTGTGTCGCATATACGTAGCTATTATTCGTAGTTCATTTTCGGTCAGTTTTCGTTCGGTATCGTGCCAATGATTTATATATGCTTTTCTAAATATATTCTGTCGTACATCTCTTTTGAATAATTGTTTTAATATGCTATTATATGTTGACATACCCATTTGTGTGTCCAAATTTTTAGGTGAACATAATAAATAATCTCGTGGGTATATTTTATATGATTGGAAAATAATATTAAACAATTTAGAACCATTTATATATAATTCATCTTTAAACTTACTACTGAAATTAGCTAACGGTAAAATAGTGCTTCCTACCTTATCATGGTTCAAAACTACATAACCACTATTAGTTTCTTCGTTAATCCACATATAATTTTTCTTGTCGATTGGGTCTAAAACTGGGTCAGTATCCATTATTTTAAAAATCATACCTAAATAATCAAGACGTATCGGTGGAATGTATGTGTTCAATGACAATATTAAATGTGATAAATTATTTTTTAAATTAACTGTAGCAAATATTTTATCCCTAATATCAACAATATCATCATAGTCAATATAATTATTTCGTTCGCTATTAGATAATTCATTATCTCCTATTGGTATATTTTGCTGTATAACAATACCAATAGTATATAATTTATTTACAAACTTTTTAAATCGTTCCTTATCCAATGCCAATAATATATTTGCTAATGCTTCATAATGTATTCTCTTGCTGGCTTGCTTATATTGTTGACGTTCAATTAAATCAATAATAAGATGTGGGTCTTCACCAACCCATGTCATTGTATCATCGTGAGTATCTAATTTATTCTGCCATGCTTGATATGATTTACGAACTATCATAGGTAATTCCCTTATATCGGTAATACCAGTTTTGATTTTGTCAAATATTTCGCTATCGTTGATTTTCTTTATTTCCATTATATATAATATTACTATAATATATGAAAAAAATATTAGATTAATTTGTCATTAATTGATGAAACTATCTTCTTAATCTTGACCTTGTTAAATGGTAAAATGATTTTTTTATGTGTATCATTATTATTATATTTCATTAACATACACAATATTACATTGTATGAATACAAGTTTTTACGCATGTTATTTGATAAAAAATATTTCTCTATTTTAATAAACTGTTTACAATATAGATTTATTTCAGCCTGTGTTAGAGTTACTAATTGCTCTCCTGTTATATCCTGATAAATGGAATATATATATTTATAGTATTTGTTAAGTTTGGCGGATGTCATTAACTTCTTCAGACGATTGATACTCTTGAACTTCTTACCTTTATTACA